GTTTTAGTAGTAAAATTCTTTTCTTCACTATTAGCACTTGCTTGACGCTTTAGACGTTGAATGCCAGCAATAGTAGGTTCGAACTCAACACCCCACGTAGTGCCTTTGAACATTACGGTCTTAACTTTTTCATCAGCAATAGCTTTACTCATTAAACGATAATCGTTAACGAAGTCACCTGATTTTGTTTCAAAGTGAATGTATTCGGGTACATCAACTCCGTCTTTGTTAACACGTGTAACAGTGATTTTACTATGCTCATCATAATCATCAAAGCCTAGAATTGTTTTCAGTTTACCTAAATTAGGCATACCAAAAGTTCCAATAAACTCTGCGCTAGGATGTTTAAGCACACCACTAACGATAACAGATTTATCTTCTGCTACTGCGTTTACAGTTGTCTCTGTGTCAGTTCCACTGACTTTAATCAACTCAATACAGCCTAAGCCATGTGTATGTTGAATTAAATCTTGTAAATTATCTTTCATGTTTTTCCTTTGTTTTAACTATTTAGGTAGTTGTGATACGTATTATATAGGAATATATTACGAATTGCAACACCAATTTAACCGAAAACAAATAAATCATCAAATGTACTATTGGTATCTGTATTGCTACGAATATCCCAACCAAGTACACCCAATAAGTTATCAATCTTCTCATCTACTAACGTTTGTTCCATAGCTGAATCATCGAATGGTAATTCAGTAAACCATTTGGGTAAACGTAATTCATCTACCGGATACGCCACACTTGTAAACCCTAATGGATTACTTTTAAGTTTACATACTACAACCTTCATACCATCAATAATCTTTTGACTATATTGATCACCGTTTACTCTACGTAAGTAATTGTAGTTAAGTGCGGCTCTTACGTGACCGGGCATATTAGCTCTGCCCGTACTACTTTTAGCTTCTAAGTCACCGTACATTGTAAGTTTGTTTACACCTTTAGGTGAACCTTTAGTCCAACTGTCCTGTGCGGTTAGTATACGTTTGAAGTCTTTTACTGCTTCAATAACTTCAGTACGACCTTTACCTTGTTGAAGAACCATTTGTAGTACATTCATCAAGAATTCTTGTACATACTTAGGTGTATCAGCACGTTTCAAATCAAGACCTATAGCTTTGATATCACCTAATTGTCCATCTTTATCTTTACGTTTACCTTCTTTATCAAAAATATTAATAGCATAACGTTTCTTAACGATAAAGATAGCACGATCACCGATCAGTTCACGACCAGCTTTGATAATTTCACCGTTCTTTCGTGGCGCATGAAATGCCTTCTCCATGAATGCAGGAAACGAATCATTTGCTTGGTCAGCAATACCATCATATAAACCAATACAAGTTTCTTTATTCCACTCTAATGCACCACTATCAATCTGCGGCTTTAGTATAGGATAAGCGGTAAAATAACAACTATCAGTATCACCATATACAATAGCATTACCTTCATGTGAATATACACCCTCAACTGTTTCATTGATGGTACTCATCATATGTTTAACAATCTGACGACCAGATAGTGTTACTGATTGACCTATGCGTTTATCATAGAACCTGCAATGTTCATTCAACAATGCACCATACGCTGAATTCAATAGAATCTTACGAACAAGTTGTCGCTTATCGTAATAATCAAACATATCAGTACCATATGCTTCTTTAGCTTGTTTCTGAATAGCTTTACGTTCTGTATACCAACGTGTAAGTAAACCGGGAACAACACCTTCTTTTTCATAAGTAAAGATTGTACCATTAGCACTTAACATCCAGGGCTTATGACTATCAAATATCATCTTCCAGATTTCGGCAGCTGACATTTCTACACTACGACCATCTTCAAAGTCGACCGTAAGAATAGTGCCACGTTCTTGATTCATAATTGCAGTATATTCTAATGCACCAAACAGATTCTCCCATAGAATAGATCCTGTAACAGCGTCATCACCCTCTTTGTGACGTTTCTTTTCACTAGCTAATCGTGCGCCCTTGTCGTGCATATATTGGTCAGTAATTGTTTGTCTGATTTGAGCAACGATGGTTTCTCCGGCCATGTTGAGGGCACGAATAACCGAGGGATAGAGTGAGTTAATGTCAACTGCTCCGACGTACTCATGCATTCCCTTCTTGGGCGTAGCAACAAAGGCACCTGCTGCCTGTTGGATGTCTTCTTCATTTTCAACCTTTCGTTTTTTATCCGGTACAACTAGCCCACGTTCATGAGCCTCATTAAAAATTGCCATCTCAATCATTGCCACAGAACCCATTACTGTTGGAAGCAGTACTGTATTCTCATGTGCAAGTTGATTTGCTAATTCTAAAAACTTAAGTTTGTTGTGAATCTTCACCAACAACATTGTATCTTGTCTATTGTATTCAATAAACTTTTTAAAGTCTTTGTTATACAGTTGGTCAAGAGTACCTTCATATTGAGTTTTGTTTTCACCGACTTCCATCTCACCAATACTGTCAAGTTTGTAACTGTGGCGTGATTCATAGTTATACTTTTTGTATAGTTGTAGATAGTCTAGGTGAATGCGACCTACTAAATCATAAGTTGTTTCACTCTTACCGAATCGTTCGTATTCACGTGCTTTAGGTAGTTGACCCATCAAGCAAAACTTGCGTGTGTCATCTTTACTCATCACTCTAGTAACACGATTGACCATATAGGGTATATCGTATCCTTCACTGTTCCAGCCAGTCAATACATCAGCATCTTCAATAAGTTGAAAGAAAACGTCAAACATTTCCTTCTCTGATTTGAAAAGCATTGTATTATCAAATTCATTGGTGATTTCTTGGGCTGTTTCACTGCTCATATGTTTCGGAGCAATCACTAATGTAATACATTGATCTAGCCAATCTAAATAACAACTAATAGCTGTTACAGGATTGAATGGATCACTTGTAGGACTAAATCCCTTTTCAGGATCAAAGTCTACCTCAATGTCAAAGAAGCAAGTATGAAGTTTGGGTGCGTCAATGCCAAGATAGTTTTCACTTAAACAGCGAAAGATGACCGGTACATCACTTTCAAACAATTTCTTATTTGAGTGAATGCGTCTTTCTTTTTCAAACTCTTGTCGTTTGCGAGTACTGAAACGACTGACGGGATCACCATAGATACTACGTTGTTTACCCCTAGGGTCAGGATAATATAATACGTAATTAGTAGGGTATTCTTTATACTCTCGTTTGCCGTCTTTGTTTCTCTCTACAACATAGATACGGTCTTCGTCCCTACTGTGAATAGCATCCACATAACTCATAGAGTTTTGCCGACAGTTTCCAGGATTGTATTGAGTTCATCGTGGTCTTTGTTAGTCTGACCCAATGAAGCTTTGTGTGCAATTTTAATTGCTTTCTTTAGTGTAGAAGCCTTGATTTCCAGCTCCTCAGCAACCGCCTTAATAGTGTCATTTAATCCACCATTCAATGTATCAATTTCATGTAGTACATGCATACCTTCATTAATTAATTGTGTTAGTTTAATTTTTGCTTCACCATTAAACGTTCTATTATAATCTGACATAGGTTCTCCTTAAATAATTAGTTAGTGTACTTGTATTGCGTAACAAAGTCAAGTATTTTGCTTACCTTCGACAATCTTTTTTACCAATTTAGGTAATCCTGGATTGACATGTAATGCGTGTGGCATTAGTTCGTTGCGAATATAGTTTCGGGTATATCTGGAATTCTTATTTGACTCATCTTCAATCCAAGGCACGTTGTGACTCTCACACCAATATATTAAATCTTGTTTGCGTGTGGTTAGAAATGGTCTGATTACATTGTTGCGAGTTAATGGAATAACTTTGGGTGTGCCGTGTAAGCTTGACCAAATATATGTTTCTACACAATCATCTAAATGATGACAAGTGATAACCGGCCCAAGACCACTTAAAAAGTCATAGCGTTCTCTACGCCAGTATTCTTCTTGACTTTCTTTATTACCTTTTTGACTGCGAGGTGACCCATATAGCATACTGATATTATTATCACCACAATACCTAGAAACAAACTCACTGGCTTTCTCACCGTTTTGTGTTCTATGATTAAAATGGGCGATAGTGATATCGTGTTTACGACTTAAGAAGTCAACTACTGCCATGCTATCTACACCACCGCTACATGCGATTGTGATACTTTTGGGTAAGGGTACTGTTAACTTAATCATTTATCTATTGTAACATAGAATGATTAAGTTAGCAATGATTATGGTAAATTGTTGTTTAACCGTAGGCTGCGGCTGCTAAAGTATATCTATCAGTACCCACACCTGTAGTATCGGATGATACTACACCGGTGTTACTTACTAAGTTGGTCATTGAATATTTTACTGATTCAGAACTATTAGCTCCATAACCAAATATAGCTTTATCTGTACCATATCCGGCAGCGGCCGGACTAATTCTAGCAGTACCTACTCCGGTTGTATCACTAGCAACTACACCGGTGTTTGATACTAGGTTGGTCATTGATACTGCAACACTGGTAAGTCCATAACCAAATATAGCCTTATCAGTACCATAACCTGCGGCTGCTAAATCACTTCTAGCAGTACCTACTCCGGTTGTATCACTAGCAACTACACCGGTGTTTGATACTAGGTTGGTCATTGATAAAAAACCAGCATTATATCCATATCCAAATATAGCTTTATCAGTGCTATATCCAGCAGACGCAAGAGATGATCTGGCAGTACCAACACCTGTAGTATCTGTAGCAACCACTCCGGTGTTTGATACTAGATTAGTCATTGACAGCCTACTACCATTATACCCATATCCAAATATAGCCTTATCAGTCCCATACCCAGCTGCCGCAAGAAATCCTCTAGAAGAACCAACACCGCTGGTGTCATTGGCAACTACTCCGGTGTTACTTACTAGATTAGTTACCGATGTGTATGTTGCGGCAGAAACTCCATATCCAAAGATAGCTTTGTCTGTACCATATCCGGCTGCCGCAATATAGCGTCTAGCAGTGCCAACGCCTGTTGTGTCAGTAGCAACTACACCTGTATCACTTACTAAGTTAGTCATTGATACAACAACAGTTGTCAATCCATATCCAAATATAGCTTTATTACCGGTCGGTGAAGGAGTAACTATAGATATCCCGCCACCTATTGTCCAACCTGGTCCTATCTCAATTGCCATATATTTACCTTTATCATAGTGTATTTATCACACTATTTATAACTACTATGGCTTAAGAATCAACTACCTAACATTTCCGGGGCTGGTGCTAATTGTGCAAAACTAGCTAACATTGACTCAACACTACTATTGTCAAAAGCCATAGCTAATACTTCAGCTTCGGTCTTGCTCAATCGTGTCAACATATCACTATTGCTAGCTACACTTGCTCTCTGTGCTTCATATTGACCCTGTATTTCACTAGCCCATACACTGTATGCGCCTTCACCCAAGCCATTTTCTGGAGTAATAACAGTCTCATCTGGTACTACACTCATGCAAAAGTCAATACCATTACTATCTACAAACCAAAACTTAACGTCTAGTCCGTCAATTCTTGGATGTGTCTTACCATTTGGTCCCATGTTCTTATCAACAAAGAACTCTACTAAATTATCACCATCAACGTAATAATGCTTTATGTACTTAGCCATGTTTTTTCCTTTTTATTAGATATAGGCTTATCAACACCTATATTGTATTTATGATTAATCATATTAGTTTCGTCTTCCATACTTGGAAAACCCTTAACTGTCATCCAATTTACAATACTATATCTAGTACCCTTAGTAACTGGCTCAACACCATGCAAATACTCATGCGTAGAAGGGAAACAAACTAACATACCCGGCTCTGGACGAACTCTTACTTTTAATTCAGGGAATACAAAATCACCACCTTCAAAATCATCATTCAAAAACAATACTGTACTTAAATCTCTATCAGTACTCTTACGCCAAATTAATGGCTCATTGCCGGGAGGCTTCCATAATGACTCACCATCACAATGCGGCATATAATGCCCATCTATACCATAATGTAATAGTTGTGGCAATTCAGAATCTTTAACTTCAAACTCATAAAATGGATTGATAACATTGGTTACAACATTACGATACAAATCAATAATCTCACTAGCGATATCTTCTAGGTCAATCATCTGTGTATCTCTAACCTTCTTGTCTACACTAAACTTGGTGTTGCCACTCTTGTTACTTTGTTCTGGATCAAATACAGATAAATCTTCTTTTTGCTGTCTCTTGGCATGCTCTATAATAAAAGCCACACCCTCTTTTGATATTACGTTAGGTGCAATTAATATGTTAGTTAACAAATTGTTTTTCATTTACTATTCCATTTGTCGTTGAACAAACTCTTTGGTGATACTTCTGGTTTACCTTGTGCTGGCTTCTCATGCATTCTATCTAGTCGCTCGGTAATGCCAATACGTTCTGTAACCTTCTCATTAGCTAATGCTAGTATATCACTGCTGGTTACTTCTTCAATACCAGCAACGACTTTCTTTTGTAGCTCTAATAAGAACTCTACACTATGCTCACCACCAGTCAATGCTTTACCTAAATCAGGGAAATCATTCTTAACACGATTTACATCACCAGAAATTAATGTAGGTGCACTGGCTCTACGCATACTGTGAATGTTACCAACACCAATACCAGTGTTACGACTAATCATCTCATCCATAGCTTGGTTAGCTAGGCGACGCTCCCAATATACATGATCCTCATTCTCAAACTGTTCACGTGTGATTGGACCACCATTCTGTTCTACTAATCTATCTAGTATCTTATCAAACGTAGCAATCTGTTGTACCCGATCACGTATCTCTAACTCACTACTCTTTAAGAAGTTTTGTAGATTTAAGTAATCCAAATCATACCAGCACAACTTAGTGCCGCCATCTTTAGTTGGCCATTGAATTGGTTCTTCTTTGTTTTTCTTATTCCACTTATAATCAAACTCACGTTGATGTTCTTTCATCTCGGTAATCTTACTGAATAGTCCTTCTGCCATAATCCTACGATTCTTCAACATAGCATTAAAAGCACTTGGAATTGTATAGTTATCTAGTGTAATGAACTTTTCAATTTGAAAGTTACTACGACCCTGAGCATGTTCTTTATCTGCTTCTTCCCAGCGAAAGATTTCGTCAAATACTTGTGATAGTACTTTTTCATCGTGTACAATTTTATCACCTGTATGCGATGTTAGACTAGAGATTTCCATTTTCTTTTTCATTGTTGATCCTTTTGTTGATAGTTTGTTTAGTAATGTATGCCATTCAATAGCAATAGTGTTCCAGTTATAGTATTCACAAGCCCAATCAGCCTGCTCTTTAGTATGAGTATATTTAGTTTCTGTTAATGCTTGGGAAATATTAAGTGCAAAATCATCTAAAAACTGTGTACTTGGTATCCATCCACTTGCATGATATGTTGCATCTAATGGAACGATGGTTCCGTAACCATTACTTGTTTCGGGTAATGCACCTATATCACTTAATATTGGATAACATCCTGAACGCATTGCTTCTATCAATGTTACACAGCTTGTTTCTTCCCATATATTTGGATAAACTAATAATGATGCTTCTCTAAACTCATTGGCTAGTTGTTGATGACTAATTGGTTCACTGTAGATTGTATTTGGTGTGGTTTTTAGTTCATTGTATATCTGCTTGAACTCTTGTGTATCACTATTCCCATATAGTTTCATACCCGAGAATACTTTTAATATAGCATCTGGATGACATTTTAGTACTTGTTTAAAGATATAGGGTAGATATTTTAGTCCACGAAATGGTGTACTAGCGTATATA